TCCGATCGCAGTCAGACGACGATCTGGAATTTTGATAAGCCGAAGAGAAACAAGGACCATCCGACATCGAAGCCGCTGGATCTTCTTGGCTATCCGATCAAGAATTCAACGCAGGAAAATGCCGTGGTCATTGACACCTTCGGCGGCTCCGGCTCCACACTGATGGCATGCGAGCAGCTGAACCGCACCTGCTATATGTGCGAGCTTGATCCGAAGTATGCGTCGGTGATTCTCCGCCGCTACGTGGAGGACACCGGCGATGCAGAAAATGTGACAGTCGAGAGGGCCGGCAAGAAATACACATATGCCGATCTTGTCAAAGAGGTCGAATTCGAGACGGCATAATACACTGATTTCGTTTCTGCTTTCCGGCCGAAAATAACCACAGAAAAAGCCAGAATTCGCTTGCTATATCCGGCCTTTAGAGTGATGTATGTACGTACCAAAAGGCACAGGGCCTTAAGGAAAACACATACGGAGGTACGAATACATGAAAGCAAGAACAGAGAGAACCGGAAAGGAACGAAAGGCGCTGGTGGAAGCCATCGCAACAATCACTGGAGAAAAGGCGACCTACCTTGGGATGCCGACAGCAGGCTATGAGATTGGAAGCATTACGGTGGACCGGGACGGCAGCATTGCCTGCGAGGACGAAGAAATGATGAAAGAACTGATTTCAAGCCTGGCAGACGCCGGCATTTCCGCAGAGATTGAAGAAGTACAGGAGGAACCGGAAACGGAAGAAGCCGAAGAAATAGAGACGACGGAAAAAACAGATTCCACGGGACTTACGATCAGCCTGCCGCTTGATAAGGTGGCGGTCGGAAACCTGACAAATCTTCTCACAGCAAAGGGAAGCCTCATCAAGAAGGCACTTGGCATTGACGAGCTTCCGATTGATATCGGCGAGGATCGGATTTCATTTCCATGGTTTACCGAGATGCCGGAAGCGGATGCGGCGAAAGCATATACCGACTTCATTTCCCTGCTCTGCAAGCTCTCGAGGGAACTCAAGCGAGCAAGCAGCACAGAGACGGAGGTCACAAACGAAAAGTACGCCTTCCGCTGCTTCCTTCTCCGGCTTGGCTTTATTGGGCCAGAGTACAAGACGGAGCGAAAGATTCTGCTTCAGAACCTGACCGGGAATTCCAGCTGGAAGAACGGCACACCGGAGAAGGAGGAAGAAGCATGCGAGGAATAAGAGAAGATCAGCTGATTGCCCTAAGGAAAACCTATCCGGCCGGTACCCGCGTCGAGCTCGTCCAGATGGATGATGTGCAGGCACCGCCGGCAGGAACCAAGGGAACCGTCATCGGCGTCGACGATACCGGCAGCATCATGGTGGGCTGGGATAACGGCTCTGGACTCAATGTGATCTACGGCGTTGATTCCGTAAGAAAGGCGGTGGACTGAGATGGATGAAAAAGTTAGAGAACAGATCCTTGCTATCCGCGATACCGGCCTGACGAACATGTTTGACGTTCCGATGGTGCAGCGGCTGGCCTTCGACCGGGATTTCTACGAACTGGTGCTTTTTCTAGAGGATCACCGGCAGGAATACGTGAAATTCATCATGACCGGAGAAGCGTAAACTGCACACTTCATGCGTGAAATTTTTCTCTGAAATAGTCACATATATCTCGATAAATAACTTGCTATTAGAGGGCTTCAGAGTGATATATGTACATACCAAAAGAGAACAAGCCAAGGAGGAAACAGACATGAAGTGCACAGTTAAAGCCATTGAGAACGCAAAGCCGGGAATGAAATGGGAGGACATCGGATGCCACTGGACGCTCGGACAGGCATACCTCTACAGCAAGGAAGCGGGAAACGACCTGCCGAACTTCGCTGAGGTCATCTGGGATAACGACATTGAGACGATCCTTGCCGACTGCAGGAAGCTTGGCATCAAGGAATTCACGATCAGCTCCACTTTTTCAAGCCTGATCGAAACCATCGCCCGCTTCGAGGAGCTCGGCTGCACACTGGACGGGATCGTTAAAGTAAGGGAGCGCTACACCCACTTCGGAAGCAGCGAGCACGCGCTGATTCCGGCCTTTAAGATGACAGTCAAGGAAGCGTAACCGATGGACGGAATTACACAATCCGCTCCGCAGAAACCGCACGGAAAATAGTCACATATATCTTGAAAAATGACTTGCTATTATTGGCGCTTAGAGTGATATATGTACACACCGAAAAGGAAAACAAAGCAGACGGAGGATACGAACATGTGGGAAAAAGGAACACTTCTGATCGACGGAACAAACGTAAAATACTGCGTGAAGCATTACGGCGAGCCTTCCGAGGAATACGGCATCGAAGGCGGATGCATTTCCAAGATGGAGCTTCGGATTGACGGCAAGGTCACACTGAACTACGACCGCGGTTGGGACATGGAACCGGAGGACGAGATAAGCCAGCTTGCCTACGCGGTTCTCATTAAGCAGTACAACTAAGCAGAAACTGAATTTGAAAATTCCGAAAGCAGAGCCGAGAGCGGCTCTTGCTCTCGTACTTCATATAGATACCACGAGGATCGCAATCAGAGGATTGGCGGTCTTTTATTTTGCCCGGAAAGGAGGCGTCGCTCGTGGCAATGAGAAAACTGAAAGACTATAAACCGACTCGTTTCATGGCAGAGACGTCTCATTACAGCAAGGAGATGGCGGATTTCGCGGTGCTCTTTATCGAGCAGCTCTGCCATACCAAAGGAACCTGGGCCGGAAAACCATTCGAATTGATCGACTGGCAGGAACGTATCATCCGGGATCTGTTCGGTATTCTAAAGCCAAACGGCTACCGGCAGTTTAACACAGCCTATATCGAGATCCCAAAGAAGATGGGCAAGTCAGAACTTGCTGCTGCAGTGGCGCTGCTTCTTTGCTGCGGAGATGGCGAGGAGCGCGCCGAGGTCTATGGCTGTGCTGCGGACAGGCAGCAGGCGGCGATTGTCTTTGATGTGGCAGCGGACATGGTTCGGATGTGCCCGGCATTAAACCGGCGCGTGAAGATCCTGACATCACAGAAGCGAATCATTTATGCGCCGACGAACAGCTTCTACCAGGTGCTCTCGGCGGAGGCATATTCGAAGCATGGCTTCAATATCCACGGGGTTGTCTTTGATGAGCTGCACACGCAGCCGAACCGCAAACTCTTTGATGTCATGACGAAGGGCTCCGGCGACGCCAGGATGCAGCCACTGTATTTTCTGATCACGACAGCCGGAACAGATACCAATTCCATCTGCTATGAGACCCATCAGAAGGCGAAGGATATCCTGGAAGGCAGAAAGATCGATCCGACCTTCTATCCGGTGATCTACGGAGCAGATGAATCGGATGACTGGACAGATCCGGAAGTCTGGAAGAAGGCTAATCCGTCCCTCGGCATCACAGTAGGCATCGACAAGGTCGAAGCGGCCTGCGAGTCTGCCAAGCAGAATCCGGGAGAGGAGAACTCCTTCCGGCAGCTGAGGCTCAATCAGTGGGTGAAGCAGGCGGTTCGCTGGATGCCGATGGATAAGTGGGATGCCTGTGCCTTTCCAGTGAACGAGGAAGACCTCGAAGGGCGCGTCTGTTACGGCGGGCTCGACCTTTCCAGCACGACCGACATCACCGCCTTCGTACTGGTATTTCCGCCGCTGGATGAGAATGATAAGTATGTCGTTCTTCCATATTTCTGGGTGCCGGAGGATACGCTTGATCTCCGGGTCCGGCGCGACCACGTCCCGTATGACGTCTGGGAGAAGCAGGGGTATATTCAGACCACAGAAGGCAATGTCATCCACTACGGATTCATAGAGAAATTTATCGAGAACCTAGGCGAGCGTTTCAACATCCGGGAGATTGCCTTCGACCGGTGGGGTGCTGTTCAGATGGTGCAGAACCTGGAGGGCATGGGATTTACGGTTGTGCCGTTCGGACAGGGCTTTAAAGATATGTCGCCGCCTACGAAAGAGCTTATGAAACTAACGCTGGAAAAGCGGATCGCCCACGGCGGGCATCCGGTGCTCCGCTGGATGATGGACAACATCTACATTCGAAGGGACCCGGCAGGAAATATTAAGGCGGATAAGGAGAAGTCCACAGAGAAGATCGACGGTGCCGTTGCAACGATTATGGCGCTCGACCGTGCGATCCGCTGCGGCAACGACAATGGTGCTTCCGTGTATGACACGAGAGGCATCTTATTTTTATAGGAGGACGGTGAGACATGAGCATCTTTTCTAAAATCTTCCGGTCAAGAGATAAGCCGAAGGACTCTACGAACGGTTCCGGATACCGGTACTACTACGGCTATTCGTCGACCGGGAAGGCTGTGACAGAGCAGTCGGCAATGCAGATCTCAGCAGTCTATGCCTGCGTGAGAGTTCTGTCGGAAGCCATCGCATCGCTGCCGCTTCACACCTACGTGTATAACGAGGACGGCAGCAAGAAGAAAGCCATCGAGCATCCGCTTTACCGGCTTCTTCATGATGAGCCGAATCCGGAGATGACGTCCTTCATCTTCCGCGAGACATTGATGACGCACCTTCTGATGTGGGGCAATGCCTACGCGCAGATCATCCGGAACGGCAGGGGCGAGGTCGTCGCGCTCTATCCGCTGATGGCAAACCGCATGCGGGTGGACCGTGACGAGAACGGAAAGCTCTACTACGAATACCAGATGATCTCGTCTGATGCGCCGACCATGAAAACGGGAACGGTGAGACTCTCGCCTTCCGACGTGCTGCATATCCCGGGACTTGGCTTTGACGGTCTGGTCGGATATTCACCAATAGCGATGGCAAAGAACTCCATCGGCATGGCAATGGCAACCGAGGAGTACGGTGCGACTTTCTTCAAGAACGGCGCGAATCCGTCCGGGATTCTCTCGATGCCGGGCGTCGTGAAAGACCCGGAAAAGATCCGGTCATCCTGGGAGGCAGGATTCGGCGGAAGCTCTAATGGCAACAAGGTCGCCATCCTTGAGGAAGGCATGACCTATACGCCAATTTCCATCTCGCCGGAGCAGGCGCAGTTTTTGGAGACGAGAAAATTCCAGCTGGATGAGATCGCGAGAATCTTCCGTATCCCGCCGCACATGATCGGCGACCTTGAGCATGCGACCTTCTCCAATATCGAAGAGCAGTCGCTGGAGTTTGTGACTTATACGCTGGAGCCGTGGCTTTCCCGCTGGGAACAGTCGATGCAGAGAGCGCTGCTTCTTCCGGAAGAAAAGAACCAGTACTTTATCCGCTTTAACGTTGACGGACTCCTTCGCGGCGATTACGCCAGCCGTATGAGCGGTTACGCGACCGGAATCCAGAATGGGATCATGTCGGTCAACGATGTAAGAAGCCTGGAAAACATGGATCTGCTTTCTGATGAGGAAGGCGGCAACATCCACATCTTAAACGGAAATGTCGTCAAGCTAGCCGACGCTGGCAGCGCATACACAAACAGTCCAGATGAAAAGGAGGACACAGATGAAGACGCAGAAGAAGTTCTGGAGATGGGTAAGAAACAAACTTCCCGATCCAGAAAATCCAGAAGAGACAACTGAAGAAAGAACGCTGTTCCTTGATGGGACGATTGCGGAAGAGAGCTGGTTTGACGATGATGTCACGCCGGCTCTTTTCAAATCGGATCTTTCAGAAGGAACAGGAGACATCACTGTCTGGATCAATTCGCCGGGCGGTGACTGCTTTGCAGCGGCGCAGATTTACAACATGCTCCGCGATTATCCGGGAAAGGTCACGATCAAGATTGATGGCCTCGCAGCATCCGCCGCCTCAGTCATTGCGATGGCGGGCGATACGGTGCTTGTCAGTCCGGTATCCATGATCATGATCCATAACCCTTCCACGGTTGCGATGGGAAACTCCGCAGAGATGCAGAAGGCCATCGAGATGCTCGATGAAGTGAAGAATTCCATCATCAATGCCTACCAGGTGAAGAGCGGTCTTTCCAGAAACAAGCTCAGTAAGCTAATGGATGAAGAGACCTGGATGGATGCCGGAAAAGCGGTCGAGCTTCACTTTGCCGATGCGATCACCGAGCGAAATTCTCTCTATGGGAAGACGGCAGAGCCTGATCCGGACGAGGAAGAAAAGGATACACCGCCGGATGAAGATTTGGAGGATTACAAGACACCCGGCATGCTCTTTTCCCGATACCGCGTCGCGGCAGCCATGAACCAAAAGCTCTGTGACTACGTCAAGACGCATGAGCCGGAGCCGGAAGCAGCAGATGATACACACAGAATTGACGAGCTCGAGAAACGTCTCGATCTCATGAAGAAATTTATCTAAGGAGGATACACACCATGAATGTACAGGAACTGATCAATAAGAGAGCAAACGTCTGGGAGAATGCGAAGGCATTTCTCGAGGACCACAGAAACAACGAGGGAATCCTTTCTGCGGAGGATGGCGCAACCTATGACCACATGGAGGATGAAATCACCAGCCTTACAAAGGAAATCGACAGACTCCAGCGCCAGAGAGATATCGACGACATGCTTGGCAAGCCAACAGCAACGCCGCTTACCGGAAAGCCTGGTGCCGGTGCACCGGATGATCCTGAGAAGGTCAAGACCGGTCGCGCGTCCGAGCAGTACAGAAAGGACATGCTGACAGCCTTCCGTACCAACTTCCGTAAGATCAGTAACGTTCTCCAGGAATCCGTACCGACAGAAGGCGGATACCTTGTTCCGGAGGAATGGGACAGCCGACTGATCGATGTTCTGACTGAGGATAACATCATGAGAAGCCTTGGAACGACCATCACGACTTCCGGCGGGCACCGCATCAATATTGCGGCAACGAAGCCTGCAGCAGCGTGGATCGATGAAGGCGGAGAACTGACCTTCGGAGAGGCAACCTTTGACCAGAAGAATCTCGATGCCTACAAGCTTCATGTGGCTATTAAGATCACGGAGGAGCTGCTTTACGACAACGCCTTCAATCTTGAGAACTACATCATCACACAGTTCGGCAAGGCCATCAGCAATGCCGAGGAGGATGCCTTCTTAAACGGCGACGGCAACAAGAAGCCAACCGGCATCTTTGATGCGACAAATGGCGGAACGGTCGGCGTGACTCTTTCCGGCGCTACGATCAAGGCGGACGACATCATCAGCCTGATCTATGCGTTAAAGCGTCCGTACAGAAGAAACGCCTCCTTCATCTTAAACGATGCGACGCTTGCCGCCATCCGTAAGCTGAAGGACAACAACGGCGCGTATCTCTGGCAGCCTTCCTACCAGGCAGGTGAGCCGGACCGCATCTGCGGATATGTAGCTCATACGTCTCCTTATGCACCGGTGCTTGAAGCCGGAAAGCCGGTCATGGCCTTTGGCGACTACAGCTATTACAACATCGGCGACCGCGGAACCAGAACACTCCAGGAGCTTCGCGAGCTTTTCGCGGGAAATGGCATGGTCGGTTATGTCATGAAGGAAAGAGTGGACGGCCTTCTGGTTCTTCCGGAAGCCGTGCAGATCATGCAGGCCGGCGCATCCGCATAAGAGAGCGCTGGGAACGGAGGTGAAATGGGATGAGCGTGACGCTTGATGAAATGAAGACTTATCTTCGCGTGGATTCCGGCGATGAAGATGCATTGATCGAAAGTCTGCTTGCTGCAGCTAAAAAGCTCTGCATGGACGTTGCCAGATGTGACAGCGAGGAGGAATTCGAGGCTATTCCGGTATCAAAGATTGCGGTCATGTTTGCGACCGCTTATCTCTTCGAGCACCGCGAGGAAGCCGATCACGAGAAGCTCACCTTTTCCCTCCGTGCCCTGCTCTTTGCTGACAGGGAGGAGGGATTCTGATGGACATAGCCGCTATGCGGGTCCGGGTAACCTTCCAGAAGAACGCGGTCACCATAGACAAGTATGGCAACCATACATCTGAATGGACCGACTATTTCACCTGCTGGGCGACGGTCGGAACGGGAACAGGATCAGAGTCAGACGGTGAGGTGATCAATCCGGAGGAGTCTCTTGATTTCACCTGCCGCTACTGCTCCGAACTTGCCGCAGTCGAATCCACGAAATACAGGATTCTCGCAGAAGGTCATGTCTACAACATTACCTATGTGAATCCGATGGGCTACAGGAAAAACTCCCTCAAATTCAACTGCAAACTGGAGAAGAAATCATGAGCCGGAATGTTTCTATCGATGAAATGAGCGATGCCATCATGGACGAGCTTGAGAAATACAAGGATCTCGCAGCCGACGATCTGAAGGATGCCGTGAAGGAAACTGCAAAGACGGTCCGAAAGGAGATCCAGGCGAACGCGCCGGTCGATACGGGCAAGTACAAGAAGTCCTGGTCCGTCAAGAACATGCACGAGGATGCAGAGTCCATTGACCTGGTCGTCCATTCGAGAAACCGGTATCAGATCGCGCATCTTCTGGAGCATGGCCATGCCAAGCGCGGCGGAGGCCGGGTGGCGGCAAGACCGCACATCGCAGCAGCGGAAGAAAAAGGCGAGGAGCAGCTTGTGGAGACGATCAAGCAGAAGCTGGGAGGTGCCTCATGACCTATGACGATATCGTAGAAATGCTGGAGGAAGCCAATCTTCCTCTTGCCTATGACCACTTTGCAGAGGGCGAGTCTCCGGACCCGCCTTTTCTCATATTCCTGTTTCCAGGAAGCGACAACATGTATGCCGACAACAGAGTCTTTCAGAAGATCGACAACCTGAATATCGAGCTTTACACGGACAAGAAGGACCCAGGTACAGAAGCAAGGATTGAAGCTATTCTTGATGACCGAGAGCTTCCGTATGAGAAATCGGAGGTGTGGATCGCGGAAGAAAGAATGTATGAAGTCCTGTATCAGACACAGATGATTGGAGGTTAAGAACTATGGCAAATAAGAAAAACAAGGTCAAGTTTGGCCTGAAGAACTGCCACTACGCCATTGCGACGCTTGCCGAGGATGGAACGGTCACATTTGGCACGCCGGTAGCGATGCCTGGTGCGGTATCGCTTTCCCTTGACGCGGAAGGCGACAATGATCCGTTCTACGCGGATGATTCCGTGTATTACATGGTATCCAATAA